CTAAGGAAGATTGAGTCATACTTTAATCTCCTCAGCTAAAATTTCTTCTCGAGTTTCTTCATGTTCATTTAAAGCTTGGTCCATTTCAGCACCACGTCTCATAACTGATTCAATAAAATTAGCTAAAGCTCCAACACCATATTGCATGCGATCAATTAATTCCATTTGTTCAGAATTAAGATTAGAACTTTTGGCCATGACTAACCTAGCCGCTTCTTCTTTGAAATAACCCGTGTCAATAACATCTTTCCAGGGTTCGCTAGCTGTTAACTTAACACAGTTATCTCGTAATTTTCGTAATTTATTAGCCATGTCAATTTGGATTTCAACTTGTTCTAGATCAGTCATAAAAGTCCTTTATTTAGATAGTGAAGTTAAAGCATCTTGATCTAGTTTAGATAGCCTGTCGTGTTCTTTAGCTTCCATGTTCTGGGCATGCTTACGATCAGACTCTGCTTCTTTTTGGGCAGCTCCGACTCCGGATTCTTTCTCAACAAAATCAAGATCACTAAGATCAGAAGAACTATGCATTCCTCTAGCCTTAGCTTGCTCTGTTTGAGTTTTCGCAGTTTTAAGTTGTACATCCACTTCATTCTCTCGGCCCTTAGCAGTTTCATTAGCAATTTGTGCTTGTAATAATGCAAGGTCTAATTGAGCTTTTTGTTGGACGAGTGGATCAGGTTGTGGTTGGTATTCTTCAATACGTTTAGCCAGGTCAGGCATCTTACGTAATTTGGCGATATCAGCTAATATCATCTGACTCATTTCAGGTGGCATAGTATTACCCATAGTTTGTAACATAAATGCTAGTTCACTACCTTTTTGTTCATCAGCTTCAGCAGTAGAAATATTAAGCTTGATATCATATTTCCCTCCTAAATCATTACGATTAATAGCTACAAATTCTTCATTAGTAATTCTAATAATTTCCTCGTCTTCTAAAAATTCCGCATTCATTGAGATAACTTTACGACCAATTTGATTTAAGCCATTAGAAAGTCTACGTAGAATTCCTAATTCTCGTTTAGATGTAGCATCAAGTGCTGATCTAATACCAGTAGCTGTAGCTCCTAATGCTTGACCTGAAATACCTTGAGTAAATGCTTTAACACCTGTTAAAGCTTCAGCATCATTATTCTGCATGTTAAGTACTTCTAATGCAGATCTAGGAATCTCTGGGTATACTTCCATATGAAATGCTTGTCTTGGATCTACGTTAGCATTAAATTTATAGTCATCACCTCGTTCAAATTTACGAGCATTAGTAACATCTAAAGCATCTTTTCTAACTCCTTGTTGTCCATTAGCACTACGCCCTATAATATCTATAATTCCTCTAGTTACAGCACCTACAATCTTTTGATTATCTTCAATAAGAGATGCGTCAGGTTCTCCATAAATATTTTTACGGCGAGGAAGATACTGAACTAATACAAAAGGAAGTTTTTTATCTGGGTAAGGATTTTCTTCCATCCTAATAAAAGTATCGCCTACCCAGGTAGCCACGAAAGGTTTAACCTCTCCAGTATCGTCTATATCCCAATACCCCCAGTATTCTCTAGCAATAACTTTCTTACGAGCCTTATCTTTAAAGGTAAAAGAACTATCGTCTGTATTAATTGCATGATCAGGTTCCGCTAATACTGAAGCACTCTCAAAATTGATATCATCAAGATTTTTGTACCGTCCATCTTTTTTAAGTTCAGATAGTGATGTTTCAAAACTATATACAGCAAAATTAGCCTTTTCTATATCTCCTTCACAAGTAGGATCTAATATTAAATTGTTATAGTCGCATACTGTTAAAACAGGCTGGTTTTTAACAGTAACAGTCTTTATTTTAGATGTCTGTCCAACCTTTACTTCCTGCATTGCTGGTTGACCAGTATTAGGATCTACAACTGGTTGACCAGTATTAGGATCCATTACTGGCTGAAGTTCCATAACGTCTTTCCAGACCTTACGCTTATCTTCTTCAAATTCCCAACCAACACGTACTACTGCAGTACCTTCGTCTACAGCTGTTCTAACGTATTCATCTATAAAATTAACTTTATCCATACGACAGTTAAGCTGGTAATTAAGTAACATACCATTTTGTACTGCGTATTCTTTATCTTCATATGTTTGTGGTGAAGTATTAAATAAATCGTCTGTAGAAAGAAATGGTTCTGATAAAGCAGCATATCTCCATTCTGCTTGTCTTCTAGCTAATTTAGGAACTAGCTTAGATCGACCTTTTTTATTATTAATGGTTTGTTCCCCATTAAGAACTCTAATCCAATTATCTACTTCATCAACATGAACTTGATGAGCTACTTGAGCAGATTCATGATCTTGTTTAAGATCAGCAAGACTAGGTGGGTTTTTCCAATCAACTAAAGTTGAAGCGTCTGTTTCAACTGTATCTAAACCTTCAGTGGTCTCACTCATGTAGTGCTCCCAGCTTGTTCTTTATGTTTATCATAGCTACTGTACTGTGTTTTAAGATAATTATCAACTTTGTATATTTTAAGCTCATCTATTGTATCATAATAAGTTAAATAATTTTCAAATAGGGAATTGTTTACTCCTAAAGGAACAGAACAATATATATCATCTGCTTGTACTATTTCAGATACAAAATATTTCCACACTTTAGCAAAATTTAACTTAGCTTCTATATTGGGCGCAACAAACACTCCCGCTATCATATACCCATTTAAAACACGACTAAACCTGTAAAATAGGGCAGCTTCTCCTTCTTGTATTATACTGCTATGAGCAAATATCAATCTAAGGTAGCTCCTCGTGAAAAATAATCGACAGTTCTCTTAGTGAAGATCCTTTTTGCCTCAGCGTATGAGTATGTTTGAGTAGCATTATGCATAACAAAGTTTTTTATTATACGTACTGTAAATTTGCCTTTACGTACAAATTCATGTATAGCAGATTCAGGAATTCCAAATAAATGATGTAACCATATAAAGAAAACTGTAATACTTAGACTATCTAAATCGTTCATATTTAAACTAATATCCATAGATACAATAGGAATATAGTCTTCTTCATCTACATCTAATTTACATAGTAAATTAACAACATTTAAAAATTCTGTATCCGTAAAATTAAACCTATCAGATGCCATATTCATATAAGATATACCAAAAATTGATAGAAACCACAACTTAAGACTATCTAGCTAATAATAAAAGGAATTACGTGCTATAACAAGTTAAAATATATAAACCCAAAGATAAAAGGAGACCAAATGACTAAAGTAGAATTAACAAATAATATTGCTAAAGCATTAAATACTACGCAAAGTGAAGTAGAAGATTATATATCAACAGTTTTAGATTGCATTAAACATGGAATTGTTAAAGACGGAAAAGTAACCATTCGTGGTTTTGGTAGGTTTATTACTAGAGATAAAGCTAAACGAGATGGGCGTAATCCTAAAACAGGTGAACCGGCAATTATTACAGCTAGACGAGTTGTTAAGTTTAAAGCTTATGATCCATTTAAAAACCAAGTAAATCAAGGAGATAGAACAAATGGGAGATCTAACAGCTAATTTTAATAGAGCAGAATACGCCTGTAGATGTGGATGTGGAAAAGACGATATTAAGGAAGAACTAGCAATGAAAGTACAGTTAGTTAGAGATGTCCTAAATAGATCAATTACTATAAATAGCGGAGTTAGATGTGAGCATCATAACTATGATATAGCTGCTACTCCTACATCTAGCCATATAGGAGGTTGGGCAGCTGATCTAAAGTATAGCGGCTCTGCACAACGCTATGAGCTGCTAAATGCTATTATGCCAATATTTGATAGGGTAGGTATAGCTAAAACTTTTATACATGTAGATGTAGACGCTACTAAGACTGCTGGGGTAGTTTGGCTATATTCTTAAGGAGAAATTATGATTGGAGAACTATCTGGAGATACAGCGGATTTCTTAAATGAAATCCCCTGGTTTGACGGGATTATTTACATACTAATGATAATGGGCTTATATGTGTTCTATAAGTGGGTAAATAGTAAATTCTAATGAATTCTTGACAGAGCAGCAATATAGATAATACCAAGTGCAGCGCAAAGAATTACCGCACCTCCTATAATCCAGAGAAATATCTTCATTTTTAATATCTTATTGGAGGTTTCTTTTTCTTTTTTCTTTTGTAGTAAATCATTCTTCCTCGGTTGCCATCAAGGTTTTATCCATTACTCTATTTGCTTTATCTTTCATTTTATCAACCATGCTTTTATCTTTTTTACATACTTCTCTATATATGTCATTATTTCTGCTGACTTTAGATAGATCTTCAGAGACAATTTCAGGTGGATTGCTTTCCAATAACCACTTCTTAGTATCATCGTTAAGCTTGATTTCATCATAC